CCACCTCGTCTAAATCATCTCCGCAAATCTCTTCACAAGCTGCTTCAAAATGCTCTGAAGGTAAACCTAAATTCTCAGCTTTTTCTTTTGCTTCTTCCAAACACTTTTCACAATCTAAAGTATCAGCAAAATTGTTTGAAGTTGCGTAGTAACCTGTTAATTCTATAAATACTATTTTACTCATCACACTGATTTAGTCAGTAGCCTTCTAGCCTCTGTTGTCAGAGAGCTCGCTCTTGACCTGTTAATACTTCCACAAGAATCACATCTAAGAGCATCGTACTCAGACATGTATGTCTTGTAAGTTCCTACAATAGTTAAGTCTGTTCCTCCACAAGTTGCACAACAAGTTACGTTTTCACCTATGTGAAGTCCCATATTTGGATGAGGAGTAATCCAAGAACGTATCCTTAAGTATACTTCCTCTAGAAGAGTCACATCTTTAATGTTATACTCCTCCATCTTGTTGAGAGATTCTTGGTCTCCTTCCATACATCCTTTCCACAATTCAAAGCCCCCAGTCTCCATCTTACCTCCAAGCTCTAGAAACTTAGCAACATAGTCTAGTTTGTTAGACGAAATGTTAAACTTCTTCCTGACATGTTTAAGGGTGTCAATAGTCTGGTACGGTGTCGGTGGGTGTAAGCCCAGTTTCAGGAAGCGAGTGTTAACTCTTTTGATATCAAACTTGTCTCCATTGTGAGCGATTACAATGTCTGCATCGTTCAAGAGCTGCCAAAAGTTTCTTACTATTCTAGAATCATCTTGATTCTTTGCTTCTTCAGGTGTTAATTTACCTGTAAATACTTCTTCTTCAAATAACCATTTTGCTGACCAGGTGATGATAAACCAGTCTGATTCTAGCATTGATAGGTTGTGCCCTACGTTTTGATTCCACAGCCCCCATATGTTAGACATCAGTGGTGCAGTTTCAATATCAAATATAAGAACTCTCGCAGGGCTAATGCTTTGGGCTTCTTCTCTTAATGCTTCGTCAGCATCAATTTCGGGTAAAGAGTTGATATACCTACTAACAGCTCTTCTCCAAGAATCAGTGTATTTGTACTTATGTTTTTTGCAAAACTCTTCTGCTGTATACGTAAAGTTACCGTGTTTACCATATATTGCTAATATTTCCTCGATGTGTTTACGTATAATATCCTTTATAACCATCCTAACAGTTTAAGTCTCCTGGGAAATATTTCCCTAGAATGTTACCGTTATAAAACCTCCTACTATCTCTAATAACATCCATCTTGAATTGAGCTTCAGTTTCAAGGAAAGAGAGTTTCTTTTCACAATTAGAAAACTCCCAAATCACCTTTTCAAACCTATCTCCATTCTTTATATCCTCGTTGAGCTGTGTATTCGAACCCGTGTACAACAACCAATCAGACTCTAATCTAGCCTTATGTACCCAAACAGGCAAGCCTTTTTTGGATTTTTTTTTGTTTTTATGTCTTTTTACTTGACAACCCTCTAGTTTTAGCTCTTGAAATCTCTTGATTCCAACCCTTTTCCAGTGATACAAGCTTTTTTTACCTATGTACATCCTATCCTTGGATAGATTGGTTATGCAATACACAAAGCCAATTGCATCGGTAGGTATCTGCTCTATAGAGCTTATCTTCTTGTCATCGTAAACCCACATTACCAGCCGCAAATTTTTTCGTACTGTTCCATAAATTTAGCAACCATAGGGTCTCTGTAATTCTGCTGAAGTTCCACGTGAATCATTTCATCCAGTCTGTCTGCAGTTTCTATCAGTTGATTAAAACCGCTTCGACTAGGCTGCTTCAAATCATTCTGTCTCAAGTCCCCTGTAAATATCATAAGAGAGCCTTTACCAAGTCTTGTACAGAATAGATACGTTTGAAGCTTAGTCAGGTTCTGTGCTTCATCAATAATCATTATACTGTTGGTCACTGTCCTTCCTCTAGCAAATTGTAAAGGTAGTAACTCTAATTGACCATCTTTCAACCACTTTTCTACCTCCTTCTTACCGTTCTCTCTTAGAATCTCCATGTTTTCTATAACAGGAGCACACCACTGCCTCATCTTCTCATCTTTGTTCCCTGGAAGGTATCCCATGTCCTCTGTAGAGACCTGTGGGCGAGCTATATACATCTTCTCTACTCCTCCCTTCAAAAACAAATCTAAGGCTATCTGTGAAGCTAAGAACGTCTTTGACGTACCTGCTTTACCAGTGATGATAGCAATCTTAGAGTCAAGAATTTTTTCTTTTGCAAGTTTTTGTTCTTCACTCAATTCGTACTTAAAAGACGGGTTGGTTTTTGTCTTTCTAGTACTTAAGTCCTCTCTCATTGATTATAATGTTTAGTTATCTCCTCCCTCAAGATATCCTCAAGGTCAGGATTATCTTCAAGTAAAGCGAACACCGCTTTCTTGCCTTGTCCTAGCTGCGAGCCATCATAGCTGTACCATGCTCCCTTTTTCTCTATGAGACCAAGAGCTATGGCCATATCTACTATTTCTTCCTTTGCATCAATCCCCACTCCAAACTTTAACTGAAAAGAATGCTTTTGCAAAGGTGGATATGTTTTATTTTTTTCTGTTGTTGCAGTTACTAAGTTAGATACTTGCCTATCAACACCATCAACTTTCTCTTTGTTACCAGCAGACTTGCTTGATGTAAGTTTTATCCTAATAGACGAATAGAACTTCAAAGCGTTGCCCCCTGTAGTGACATCTGGAGAACCATACATAACACCAATTTTTTGGCGAAGCTGGTTCACAAATATAAGAGTGCAGTTGTTTCTACTTGCAATAGGAGACAACACACGCATTGCTTGTGACATCAATCTTGCATGTACACCCATCTTGCTCTCTCCTGCTTCACCTTCAGCTTCAACAGAAGGTACCATAGTTGCAACTGAGTCCACAACCACTAATCCTATCTCACCAGTGTTAGCAAGTGTCTTAGTTATTTCTATAGCTTCTTCTCCGCTATTAGGTTGGCAAAAAATAAGCTCTTCAGTGTTTACACCTAGAGCTTCTGCATAGTTCTTATCAAACGCATGTTCCATATCAACAAACGCACACTTCTTGCCCATTGCTTGTGCCTGTGCTATTGCGTGGATGCATAATGTACTCTTCCCTGAAGACTCCCACCCAAACAACTCTATAATTCGTCCTAGAGGATATCCCCCTCCTGTTATTGTATCTAGTCCTAGAGAACCTGTAGGTATTCTCTCTAGTTTTTCAAATGCTTCGTTTTCACCGAGATGAAAAACAGAACCCGAACCAAAATTTTTATTTAAACTCTTTAGAGCTTCATCTAGCTTACTTCCCATTGTTTAGTTTTGTTTTAAATAGTTTGAACATTGTCTCCACAAAATGAGTGGCAATACCACATCTGACATCATGTAGAAATAATTCGAAAACAAAATCCTCTATCTCTGCTCGTAGTTCGTCATATAGCTCATCTGACAAGTGCTCAGTGTCCACATAATCTACTACACACTCGAAGTAATCTTTAAAGTACTCCCTGTCTAACAATTCATTAGGGTCTGTCATAATTGTGGTTTTGTGTGAAACTACGAAATATATCTGACATAAACAAGTAATTTACAATATTTTTTTTACTTGTAAATTTTTTTTACAAAAACCCTTGACATTGTCAATTTTATTTACTATGTTTGCAATGTCCAAACAAGGGGAGAGAGGAAAGGGGGACTACAGGGGGTTTGGTGAGAGGGGTTCTAGGGTGAGTAAATAATATAATATGTCTAAATACACAGCACTTCCTTTTGACATACAATATACAGATAAAATTGACCTTATCAAGAAGGTCTTAGAGATATATTCTGTTTCTGTTACATCTTTAACTAAAAGAGACATGGATATTTTACTTTTGTGTTTATTGTATGACATGAATGATAAGAAATTTAAAAATAAAGTTATTTCATCTGGTATAGGTGTAAATACAGAGCAAAATGTTGCTACAATGCTTTCTAGGTTAAAAAAGAAAGGATTAATAGATAAAAACAACAGAGGTAAAAAAGTATTTAACACTGATTTAACTCATCTTAAATCAGCATTAGACTCAGAGCATAATGTAGCCTTCATTATGAAATTCAATGGAATATAAAGATAAAATATATTTCCTAGAGGATATTCTAGATGAGTTTGAAAAGAAAGGTGGAGATAAGGAAGCAGCAGAAGCTATATACTGGTACTTTCTTGATAAGACACTTCAAGAGATGTCTAAAACAGATAACGTAGTATTTAAGATACCTAAGTTTGGTAATTTGTATTACACGATATCTTCTCTTCATGGTCTAAAGAAAAAAGTCGAGAGAGAACTAAAGTACACAAAGAAAAAAGAACCAAAAACTATTGCAGAAATAGAAAATGTTCTTTATATTGTAAATACAAAACTAGACAAAGTAGATGCCCTAGTGCAGAAAGCTTTGGACAACAAAGTGAAAAACATATGGTTTTTTAGGAAGAGATTTAATCCTAAATCAATTAAAAATGGGTAAGATTAGACCAAAGAGAATTATTGAAGGATGGAAGAATCATTTAACAGGTAAGATACCTGAGTTTAGTGAACTTCGTTATGAAACTTGTATGTCTTGCGAACATAAGACACAAATCGTTGGTGGACATATATGTGGTATTTGTAAATGCCCTTTGAAAGCAAAAACAAAGGTAGCTGATGAAGTTTGCCCAGCCAACAACTGGCATGATATTAAAGAGTTTCCAGAGCAGGGTATAGCAGTTAGAATACACGATGCAGAAAAGGTATACATGACTGTTGAAGGAGAAAAAATAGTAATTGAATATGTAGATGATTTAATTCTAAACTCAAACCCAAATACATCTAAATTTAAGTTTAGTCTCATTAACCTACGAGGGGACTATGATGGATTTGAAGATAATGAAATAGATATCGAACTTTTAAAAGCAAAAATTTGCAGTTGCTTTGAGGTAAGGTACACAAAAAACAAGATAGGAGATGGGGATTCTTTGGATATTACAGCAATGTACAACACAAAGATTCCAGGAGAAATACAAAAGCATTTAAGTTTAGTAACTAATGTCGGTACGTATAAAATATTATTTAAAGGAAATGTTATAGAAGAATAATGAACTCATTAAGAAAAACACATATAGCTGACTTAGTTACAAAAGTACTTACAGAAAGTAACGACCATACAGCAATGGACCTAATCAGGGCTACACTAAGAAGAAAAAACTTTAAAAGGAAGAGTGTGACACCCGTAGCTTTAAACTGCACGGATGAAGAATTTGCACAAGCTCTAGAAAAAACTTTAGAAGAAATAAGAAATGGCAAATAATACTTTAGAACAACAGGAACAGTACTTCAAGAATACTATCAAGTATTCAGAAGAGATGTACGAAGAACTCACAAAGAGAGCCAACAAACTTTCTGATGAGGACGAAGCAGAACGATACATAAAAGTAATGCTAATATCTTCAGCACAAGAATGTTTGTTTAAAATCAGAGAAGCTAACTCAGCTGCTAAACAAGTGTTTGGTAAAGACTTTGATGTCAATGAAGAACTAATCCCCCTAATAAACGAACTAAAGCCTGCTTTCTATTTTGAAGGAGACAAGCTTATGAATGTTTCAGGTATGGAATATAGTGAAATGATTGAATTTATTAGAGGTGCTGTAGCTGAAAGAAATACCAAGAATGCAGGAGGTAAGGATTCCTAAAATAGCATATAGCTCTTTTCTTATCCATCAGGTGCTACCTGAGAGAGATGATGAAAATTATGTCTCATTTTGGATGAGGCATATAGGCTATTGTAAATCAGGTGTAGAAGTAGGAGGAGTTCACATTACAGGATGGCTATACTGGCACCTTAATTTTTTTAAGTTGTCTATAGATAAGCGTGATGAGTTTGGTAATTCTGTAAGAGTTGTAGATAATCCTAATCTAAGAGATAACGAATGGCTTATAAATTGGTGCTATGAACAAGCTGATAAAAACGGTAAACAACCTATACTTGCATTTGGTACAAGACGATTTGCTAAGACATCTTTTATTGCATCAAGAGTCGCATACAATACTTTTATTTTTCAGTATAGTAATCCTTTAATTATTGGAGGGTCACAGTCTGACCTTAACAACATTACCAAGTATCTAGATGAGTTCTACGAGAAAAGACCTGATTGTTTTTCAGACTTTGTAAAGATTAGCGATTGGAACAAAGCAACATCTTCTGATGTTGAGATAGAGTTTAACAAAAGAATTGTAACGAAAGGGAGAAACCCAATCAATCCAATTAGTTATGAATTCTTTCCTATAACTGATAAACCTAACGATAACTCATTTGCTTTTTCAAGAATATCAGTTAGGAACCTTCAGCAGGGACAAGTTACTTCAAAAGAAGAATTACTTGCAGGTATCACACCTACCGAGGCTGTATGGGATGAGGTAGGAAAGTATTTGTATTCTAAACAACGTTCAGCACTTCTGCCTGCTATTGAAAATGACCTTGGCGAAAGAAGATTTGTTGAGCTATTGATTGGTACTGGAGGTAACACAGACTTTGCTGCAGATGCAGAAATGGATTTCTTGTTTACAGAAAAATCAGACTTTTTCCACTTTGATGTAAAAAAATATTTAGAAGAAGTAAAAGATGAACATTTTCAATACGTTCAGGATACTGATAAACAAGTTAGTCTTTTTGTTCCTGCCCAGATGTCTAACAAGGGAGGCCAGAAGAAAAAAATACCTTTGGTACAATACCTCAACAGAAAGTTCAACGAGGAGGAACTTAAGGCACTTGAAGGGTTTGATATCTTTGTTACTGACTGGGAAGAGTCACAACAGAAAGTAGAAGGGTTTATAAACTCAGAACATAGGAAATCATCAGACAAAGGAAAGAAGGCACAGATGTACTATCCTTTCCAACCAGAAGATTGTTTCTTGTTTTCAGGTAACAATCCTTTCCCTGTTGAAGAAGCTAAGAAAACACAAGACAGAATAAGGCTGGATGGGTTAACAGGAGAGTACGTAAGACTTGAACAAACCCCACATGGCATAATAACAATCACCCAATCTGCCCTAGAACCCGTAACAGAATATCCTTTTAGAGGAGGAGCATACGATGCGCCTGTAGTTGTATATGAGAGACCTATATTTGATGACCCTAGACAAATCAAAAGAGGAACGTACATAGCAGGGTTTGACGGTGCAAAAGTTGCTACATCTACAACATCTGATTCTTTGAACTGTCTTTACATATTCAAAAGACAGGCTGGTGTTTCAGGATTTCAAAATCAAATAGTTGCACAGCTTACAGGTAGACCACACATGGATACCATTTACTACAGACAAGCGATGCTGCTTCTTAAGTTATACAATGCAGAGTGCCTACCAGAGGCAGACGTTCCTTTTGTCAAGTATCTACGTAGCCAAAAAGCAGAACATTATATCGCACAAGCAAAAGGAACAAACCTTAGAATTAACGAGAATAGTAGGGCAAACGTTGATTATGGGTTACCAGCCACAGCTAGAAACAAAGAACATCTTCTTAAATTATTGAAGACTTACTGTTGGGACCAAATACCCACAGGAGAAACTACCCAAGATGGTGATGAGGTAACAGTTCTAGGTGTGTCTAGGATAACAGACCCTATGCTGTTGGAAGAGATTATCAAGTTTGGTAACTACAAAAACTATGACCGAATAATGTCTTTTGGACATGCTCTTATATGGGACGAAGAATTATCTATAAATAATATCAAAGGTTCTGAAGATAAGTATCAAGTCAAGAGAGATACTTTTTCTAAACTCACAGACAAGAATTTCGGTAGGGGTAGATACCGATAATTGTAAGAAATTTGTTTAATTAAAATATTATACATATATTCGCTAGATATTAAATTAGCATATGTTTTTCGACATAAATCTTAAAGATGCACCATTTTTGGGGGATAGTCTAAGACTTCCTGCTCAGGCGTTACCTGACAAAAAGAAAACCAAAATATGGTTTAAGGACTGTATGGATACTCTAGAAACTATAGGTATTCGACAGCTCAATGTCGCAAGACATAGATTTGAAGATGCTTATCGCATCGTAGAAGGAAGTTACTCATACAGTGCTGTAACTAATACTTCTGCATTTTTATCAGAGGTTGACATGTTAAGACAACAGTCAGACCTTCCCGAAGACTTACAACACTATGGCTTTATAGAACCTATAGTTAACACTCTTATAGGTGAGTATATTAAAAAGCCCAATCCTACCATAATCTACACTAACGACCCAACTTCTACGAATGAATACCTACGTGTGAAGAAAGACCTTTTATGGAAAAAGGTAGGAAAATCAATAGACACAGAAGTTAATTTGAAGCTATTGGCGATGGGAATGGACCCAATGGGTCAAAAGTTTGAAAGCGAGGAGCAGAAGCAGCAGTTCATGCAGCAACTTCAGCAAGAAAAACAAAAAAATATACCACAGGAAATACAAGATTATATGGATTCCGAATGGAAACCAATATACATAGAGTGGGCTGAACAACTTATTGAGGAGGGGGAGACAAGATTCCAAATGGATGAACTCTACAGAGAATTATTTAGAGATTACTTAATTACTGGTAGATGTTTTATGCACTGGAGAATAGGTCACGATTTCTATCAACCTGAAAGATGGTCACCTTTAAACACTTTTACATCAATTACTCAACAAGAAAAGTATCCTGAATTAGGCGAGTATGTGGGTCGTATACAATATCTATCTCCCAACCAGGTAGTAGTGAATTATGGCCACATGATGACAGAAAGTCAAAAAAGAGACTTACTGAAATCAAAGCACTATACTCAGTCTGAGGTTGCTGTGTCTGATAGTATAAAAGATACACAGTCTTGGTTAGAAAACTTTGGAGGTTATAATAAAAGAGTTTCTCATCCTAATTACATTGCTTACGAAAATTTAGGTGTACTACAGGACCAAACTGGTATTGATTTTGGTTATAGAGGACACTTTCCTAATCAAGACCAAAATTTTAATTTGTTCTTTAACGATTACGAAAATCGTTATGACATGATTAGAGTTGTAGAAGCATATTGGGTATCCTACAAAAGAATAGGATTTCTTACAATGAAGAAAGGAGATACTCAGCAACTTGTAACAGAAATTGTAACAGACGAAATTTTAAAAGATATTATCAACGAGTATCAAATAAAGAGCCTAAGAACAGTTTCTCTAGAAGAAAACCAAAAGAATCCAAAAGAGAATACTATTCTTTGGGACTACGTTCCTGAAGTTTGGAAAGGAGTTAAGATACTAAACGATAATACAGACCTACCAGAACATTTATACCTCTACGGAGAACCTATGGAGTATCAATTAAGAGGAGAGAGCTCTTTATTTCATACTCTCCTGCCTGTTAATGGTCTATTCGAACACACATCTCTCGTTTCTAGAGTAGAGATAGACCAAATTGAATATTCTCTCGCTATGAATATGGCTAGAGACTATATGTCTAAGGAACTTGGATTGTTCTTCTTGATGGACCTAGCATACATGCCTGAGTTCTTAAAAGACTTTGGAGGAGATGAAGCTATTGGTAAACTAATGGAAGTAACAAGAAACCTTGGCCTTCTTCCTGTGGATTCGTCCCAAGCTAGAGGAACTGCCTTCAATAACTTCCAAATGGTCAACATGGACCTAACGGCAGCTATGATGGGTAAACTAAATTTTGCTCAAGCTATTAAAAATAGAGCGTTTGAAAAACTTGGTTTACACCCCCAAAGAATGGCGGGACAAGTTGAACAAACAACTGCTACAGGTATACAAGTAACTCAGGATGCATCATACGCTCAAACAGAGGTTTGGTTTGATAAGTTTTCTAAATTTCATCAAAGGTCTGCTGAAATGCACATTAACGTTGCACAATGGCTACAACAACAAGGCAAAGATATTACGGTTAGCTACACTGATAGCGATAAAATACGTCACTTTGTTTCTATGATAGACCCTGAACTTCCGATTAGAAGATTTAAAATCTATACTCAAAATAATTCTAAGAGAAGAACTGAGTTAGAGACCTTACAGAAAACATTCTTTAGCGATAATACTATTTCTAAAACTTTAGAGGATATGGCTGAGGTAATATCTGCTGACTCTACATCTAAAATCATACAAATAGCTAGATTGGGGAGAAAAAGAGCAGAACTTCAATCACAAATGCAACAAAAACAGCAGCAACAACAGCTGCAGATTGAAAAAGCAAATGAATTTGAACTTGAGCAGCTTAAACATCAGCACAAGATGGAATTAGAAAAGCTTAAAGGAGAGATTGCATTGAATAAACAAACTATTTTGTCTTTAGGATTTGTAAAAGATGATGGACAAACTCCAGATGAAGAAGAAACACCTAAAGTTGTAGAGCAATTAGAAACTGCAACCAAAGACCTTGACATGAGATTCAAGATGAGGCAAATGGAATTACAAAATAGGTTGAAAGAAACTCAAGAAAACAGACAATATCTCCTAAAACAGCAAGAATTAGCTCTTAAACAACAAGAAATAAACGCTAGAAAAGAGATAGCTGACAAGCAAATGCAAATAGCTAAGATAAATAAAAATTAAAATTTACAAATTTTGTAAATTTACAAATCGTGAGCTATAAATATTACAAAGTTTGTAAAACTAAATAATAAAAATTAATCAAATTTAACTCTTGTAAGAAATTTGCATAAGTTAGATATTATTTTTAAGTTTGTACCGTAAAATAACCACCATGTCAGAAAAAGACCAACAAAATCCATTTACTATTGGGAACCCTTTCACTATACAATTAGAAGATAGTGAAGAAGATACACCGACAGCAGAAATGGAAGACATTTCTTCAGATGTTTTAGAAAAAAATATTGAAGAGGACAAAAAAGAAAGAGAATCTTTAGCAAAAAATCCCAAACCTTCTACAGAAATGGAAATAGAAGGAGAAGAAGAGGAAGAAGCAGAGACTAAAGAAATTGAAATAGAAGATATCCTTGATAAGCCAGTTGCTTTCGATGATGAGGGGTCAAAGGAGTCTAAGAAAAAGGTAGATGAGGCATTATCTACAAACGATGCTTTCTTTGACTATCAATCCGCAGCAGAACAACTTATAGCTACGGGGTTCTGGGAGGACTTTGAAGGCCGAGATGGGCTTGATATAGACAAAGATGTTTTTGAACAGTTATCTAAGCAACAAGACGAGTGGAAAAAACAAAACATTGGAAGTTCTATCTACAATAGCCTACATCCAGCTGAAAGAGAGTATTTAGACTTTAAAAGGATGGGTGGAGATTTAGACACCTATTATCAGTCTAAAACTAAAGTTGACAGAGTTAATAATCTAGATTTAGACTCTGAACAAGGAAAGTTAAGTGCCATCTATACCTACTATAAAAACTTTGTAGGTTGGAATGACGATAAAATAAATAAGTACATTGGAAAATTAGACTCCAACGACTTAGAAGAAGAAGCTGGTACAGCCGCAGCACATGTACAAGCACATGTTCAAAAACAACATGCGCAGATGATGCAACAGCAACGGATACTAGCAGAAAAGAGGAACAATGCAATCTCCAACTATAAAAAGAATGTGAGAGGTGTCCTCAAAAATCAGCAAGTCAACGATAGACAAGCTAGACAAGTAGTTAAGAGCTTGACTGACATTGACCCTAAGACTGGTTTTACTGCTGTAGACGAGGCGTATTTGTCATTTAGAAATGACCCTGAACGTTCAGTTCTACTGTATAGATTTCTTTCAGACCCTGAGTCGTTTATCGATGAGGTTTCATCTGGTAAGCAACAAGAGGAAAGAAAGAAATTATTTTTTGAATTAAAGAAAAAAGGGAAGACTACTGAAAAGAAAGACTTCTCATTTAAGCCTACAAGGGATAAACAAACTCGTAATCCTTTTACTAATAAATAAAATATTAAACACACAATCGAGTAAAAATGGGAAAAGAAAATTTTAACGGACAATTTATTGGAGCCAATTTTAATGACTCCACTGTGATTGGGGTTACTAACAAAAGTGACATCCAGTCTCAATTTGGGTATATTGACTCAGTTGCCCTCAAAGCAGCTGATTATGTAGATGACAGAACATCTCTAGGGATGCTTGAGCTATTTGAAAATGCTCGCATCGTAAACGTTCCTTTTATCAAGGATGCGTTGAAGAACTCTGATAAAATCTATGTGAATGGTATTAGAGGAAGTTTCGACTACGAAATCGCAATGGACATTGAAAAACCTTGCGTTGTACAAAACGTAGAAGAAGGAGATTTCTTAGGTGTTGACGGTTCATTCTTCGACATCAAACTATCTCACCCTTTCTCTCCTGGTGACATTCTTACTTACGACCCAGTAGATGGTGAGCAAGTAATCGTTATTGAAGATTCAGAAGTTGTTGACGAAGGTGACGGATATGTTCACACTGTACAACTTGTAACAAGAGATAGAAGCAAGTATTTCCCTTCTTCTAAGTTGAAGCCAGGTACTGAGTACGTTAAAATTGACCACGTTGCTGGTGAGTTTGACTCTCAATACTCTGCTCCTAACATGATGGGACTTGGTAAAAACTCTGTTAAACTTCAGTATACTCTAGGTGACTACCGTGCAGTACAAGTTGGATACTCTGCTTACGCAGACGTTCTTACTGTAAACGGAAAAGAAGCTTCTCACTTAACTGACAGATTGCAAAAAATGCAAGACAAACTTGGAGGAGATTACTTCTTCGTAGGACAAATGAATCCTCGTTCAGGCCGTCTTGTTAAAAACACAGTTAGAGTTCAGCCTATCATGGAAGCTCTTGCAATGGCTGAGTTAATGAAGCTCACTGCAATGGGTATGATGTTTGACCGAGGTGCTACAATCACTGGTATCAACGGTTCGAAGTTAATCAACGAAGGACTTTACCACCAGTTACGTAGAGGTCACAGATTCATCTACAAAAACGTAAGTGAATTACGTCAGTTGATTCAACGTGCTGCTGAGATTATCTATCATGGTACATCTATCCAAATCCACGACAGAAAATTAGTTTTCAAGGCTGGATTCCACGCACACAACTTAGTTCGTGAGCTATTCAAAGAAGAGTTCAAGAACACTACTCCAGTACATATCGACCAAGATGCTCTTCCAGTGAAGATTCTTTCTGGTAGCGATAGATACAACTTAACTTACGCTTCTTATGCTATTGGTGAGGCATTCCTAAACGGAATCGGTCACGTAAGAGTTGAGCACGACCCATCTCTTGACTACGATAGCTTCGGAGATTACATCAGCCGAGGATACTCTGCAGGTCTCTCTAAGAGAGCTTACACATTAGTAATGTATGATATCTCTGACCCAATGTACTCTAACGTACTTGACCGTAGCGTATTCCCTAAAGGAGTTGATATCGATAACAAATCTAAAGGTACTAGTAACCTTTACATTGTTAAGCCTAAGAATGTGCCTGATTTCTCTTATGGTTCTACTAATGGACCTGTATTCGAATCAGGATTCAACTACTCGCGCCCACAACCTGGTAGAGAGTTCACTGCTATGTCTTCAATGTCAGCATGGATTCCAGACAAGTCTAGAGTTGTAATGATTGAGAAACTCGAAACTAATGAGTTTTAATATAACCTTTTTTAACTGAGGGGGAGGTCAAACTCCCCCTATCTTAAATTAAAATAATCATGGCTAAAAAAAGAAAATATCAAAATTCAGGCTCAAGTTCAAACGCTGGTTCACGCTCGGGTTCACGTTCTAGTTCTAGCTCAAATGCTAGTGGTAACACTATGAACTTTTCAGGTGCTAACATTGGCTCTGGAATCATGGATAACTCAATTACAGATAATAGAGGCAGCGGAAAGCGTTCTCCTTTTAGTAACTATCAAGATGGAAGTGGCTTTGGAACTTCTAATATGCCTTCTAATATGCCTAGTTCCGCAGACTTGGATGCAGCAAGAAAAAGAACAACATCTAAGCCTGGTCGTGGAGGATTACTCCAGGATAAGCCTGGAAAGGGTAGATTAAAGGCTAAACCTAGAAAAGCGAAAATGCAGGATGCTACTAATAGACCTAAAGGCTTAATCATGCCTAGTGTTGAGGAACTAGCGAAGTCTCAAAAGAGTCCTAAAAAGATGAAAAAAACGCTTAAAAAAGCAACACCCCCTAAACCTAGGAATCAGGGTGCTCGTTTTGATTTAAATTCAAAAGGTCTTAAGAGGGGACGAAAAGGTCCTATCAGTGATAGACGAGCTAAAAAGTTGGATAGAAGAATCCGTAGAAACGCACTATAATCTTCTGATATGAATTATAGAAGAATGTATCAACAAGGAGGAAGACCAATGCCCCAAAGAGGGGCGGGTCAACCTGCTTCACCTGCTAAGGAAGTGTCTCCCCAAGAACTATTCAATAGATTAGTTGAAGAGTTAATGGCTCAAGGACTTTCAGAGGAAGAAGCTGTTGCTGAAGCTAATAAAGTAATGGCTAGTAAAGGAGGAGCAGTTCAAGCTAAAGACGGGGGTAAAATATCTAAAAGGAAAAAGAAAAAGAAATCTACCCCTAAATATAAAGATGGAGGCACCTTTGGTGTACAAGGAGGCAGGTCGCCTTTCTCCTAAAAAGACCATTTAAAAACCACTTAAAACAACCAATTATGTATTCAGAATGCTTTGAAATAGTCAAAGGTAGAGTTTATCGTATTGTAGAAAAAGTAGACGATTCAACTCCAGGAGGATTAAGAGATATCAATAGATATAAAATGGTATCATACACCGCTGAACCAGCAAGATGCTTGTACATCGGTAACCCTGAAACAGGTAGATATGATACTGGATTTGATGAGAACTCAGTTGAGTTTGCAGGAAAATCTAGCTCTGAAGCCGCGAAAGTTATAAAAGAAAGAAAGGACCTTATCGATTGGTTTAACAGAAAGAAAGAAAATTATTTCAAGACCAATCCTACAGCTACCGAAAATGATTTTATAGCTTCCGATAACTGCGGTATTGATTTGTCTCACAATGTGATTATTGATACAAATGACATGGACCAATACTTTAAGCTTTACATGGCTTATAGAGGAGGTCAACTTACTCCGCACTGTGACCAAAGTAACCCGAGATATAACGGGTCTTTATATTCAGTAGTAGATACTACTAAGAGTGCAGAGGACCAAACTACAGCATCTGAAAAGAAATTAGAAGTAATGACTTGGTTTGGAAACTTACACAAGAAAGATTCTGACAGGTTGAAGCAATACTTACAGTATGTAGGAGCTTTACGAAGAGGTCAGAGTGCAACAAAAGGTGTAATGCTTTCACTCTTAGAAAAATGGATTGCAGACTCTAGAAACTTAGAATACATTCTAGAGACAATCAAAGAAACTGATTACGAAGAAATCTTAATTAAGAATAGGATTAACGATTTCGTAAAAAGAAGAAAAATTATTAAAGAAGACGGAACCTATTATATAGACGGTGAAAAGCTAGGAAGAACTGTTAATCAAGCTTATGTTACCCTAACTAAGGTTGGAAACGAAGAACTCCTAGAGAAACTTCAACTTGACTGATGGATATACAAGAAGCATACTTAAGATTTTTAACTAAGGTAAATAAGAACTTAAGTTCTAATAATATAACTGCTTCTAAAGACAGGTTCGTTCTTCTTTATAATGAAGAACAGATAAGACGGGTAGAGTACATTCTTGACAATAAGAATGATGACGAGATTAGAGAGATTAACACTTTTCTTGTTCAAAATAACAACCTACCTCAAACATCACAGATAGATGACAAGGCGATAGTAGCACTGCCAGATGATTACCTAGACCTTTCCAGTGCTTATGCTTATGCAAAGTCAGCCGATTGCGAAGGGATTCGATTGAGTCTCTTTGAAATAAAAGACTTTGACTCTGAAAGCTACATATTCGACCCAAACAACGGTCCCTCTCTTAAGTGGAGAGAAGCTCCTTTCTATGTCGGAGCAAGAGCCTTGAACATCATTACAGATAACTTTGAAATAGAACGAGTACATTTATCGTATTATCGTCATCCACGAACAATTGATATTTCGGGATACATAGACATAAATGGAAACGCTTCTACAGATATAGACCCCGAAGGTGACGATGCTTTTGTTAATAAAGTAATTTCGATGTGCGCAGAGTCATTCTTCAGGAACTATGGGGATGCCAATCAATTTGGTATTCAAAGGGATAGGATTATTAATAACATTTAAATTTAACTAAAACTCGAAATTATGAATTCACGTTCTCACAATTCAGCGTATTCACGCTTGATGGTTCTCTCAGAATTGGGAGGCCAATCAGTGGCCACTGCAGGAACAGGGTCACTAAGACTTGCTAAT